CTGGAGGAGTTCCGGGCCGACTTCGACGCCATCGTGCACAAGCACGGCTGGAGCTACAACGGCGGCCGGAACTGGCGCAGCGAGGTGATCTACAGCACCAACATCCGGACCTCCTACGCCGCCGGGCGATGGGCGCAGCTCACCGACCCGGAGCAGATGGAGGTGCTGCCGTACCTGAGATACAACCACGGCGACAGCCGGGTGCCCAGGCCCGATCATCTGGCCTGGGACGGGGTGACCCTTCCGGCGGACGATCCCTGGTGGAAGACGCACTACACGCCCAACGGCTGGGGCTGCAAGTGCTACGTGACCGGCGCGACGCGGTCGGAAGCCGAGGCCGCCCGAAAGGCCGGCAAGGGGTCCGCGCCCGAATCGCCCATCGACCCGAAAACCGGGGAACCCAAGGGCATCGACAAGGGCTGGGGCTACAACGTCGGAGAGGCGGGTCAGGCGGAAGGATATCGTGTGCTGAACAACAAGTTTGAGACGCTTCCAAACGACTTCGCCAGGCAGTGGCTGTCCGAATATGTGCAGGGTCCCGTGTTCGAACGGTTCGTGTCTGGAGCGGTCCGGGGCGAGTTTCCCGTGGCCGTGCTGAAAGCGCAGGACATGAAAGTCCTGGGCAGCGGAGCCCAGACGGTATGGATGTCGCAGGAAACGCTCCTGTCGCACGTAAAACGCCACCCGGACATTGGGCTGAACGATTTTCGCCTGATTCCCGAAATCATCGATGCCGGTGAAGTGTATCAGCAGTCGGCGGAGCGCCTGATATTCCTGAAAATCAACGGGAAGCTGTATCGGGTAGGGTTGAAGCGGACTCGCGACCGCGCGTCAAATTTCATACTGACGCTGTTTGGCACCACGGCGGAGAAGGCAAAAAAACAGGTGGTGGATAAATATGAAAGGATTCGCTGATCACGGACGGGGCGGCACTCCCGTTAGCGCTCATCATCCGGCGGACCGGAAGGCGTCGGCAGCCTGTGGCCGAACCGTGTCAACAAATCCCGTTATCAGAATATTAGCGTTTTGCCGGAAAAAGCAAGAAAAAAATGCCTGAAATCACCATCAAGATAGACGGCGCGGACGCCATTCGGGAGCGGCTGAGAGAGATCGCCTCCCGGACCGGCAACCTGTCGCCGATCATGAAGGCCATCGGCGACCGGGTGGCCGCCCAGACGCGGGAGCGGTTCAAGTCGGGCGGCCCCGCGCCGGACGGAACGCCCTGGAAGCCGCCGGCAACGCCCAACCCGAAGCGGGTCCGGACACTGACCGTATCCGGCCATCTGGCCGGCAGCATCCGCTATCAGATGCGGGGAAGGAACGCCGTGCGGATCGGCACCAACGTGGTCTACGCGGCCATTCACCAGCTTGGCGGAAAGACCGCGCCGCGCGTGATCCGGCCGGTGCGAAAAAAGGCGCTCAAGACCCCGTTCGGGCTGTTTTCGAAAGTCAACCATCCGGGATCGAATATTCCGGCGCGGCCCTACCTGGGCCTGAGCCCGGCGAACAGCGACGCGATCCTGAGGATGATCAACGAGTACATAGGGAGCAAATATGATTAAGTTTAACGGCTTTGCAGACTGGGTCGAGATATTCCGGGGCGGCCCGCAGACCGACAACAAGGGCGCCGCGCACGACGGCGACCAGCTCATCGACGCGGCGATTTCCACGTTTGATCCGGCAATGCACGAGCCGCCCCTGTGCGTCGGGCACCCGCAGGACAACAGCCCTGCGTTCGGCTGGGTGTCGGCCCTGAAGGCGGATGTGGCGGACGGGGTGAAGACCCTGTTCGCGAAGTTCAGCCAGGTTCAGCCCGAGTTCGAGGCGGCCGTGGAAAAAGGCCTGTACAGGAAGCGGTCCGCCAGTTTTTACCCGGACGGACGTCTGCGCCACGTCGGGTTTCTGGGCGGCGCGCCGCCCGCGGTCAAGGGCCTGGCGGACCTGAAGTTTCACGACGGCGCCGAACCCGTGTGCTTCGAGTTTTCGGAAAGCTGGAAGATGTCCACCGTAGCCCGCGTCATGCGCAGGCTGAGAGAATTTTTTATCGCAAAATTCGGCCAGGAGGCCGCCGACGGAGTGGTCTCGAATTACGATATCGAGGACCTGACGGCGCCTGAAGGCGAAGAAACCGCGGCGATCGCGTACAGCGGCCCGCCGCAAACCCAGGAGGATGACATGCCTTTTACCCAGGAACAGGTCGATCAGATGCTCGATCGACAGAAAAAAGAGTTCAGCGACCAGATCGGCGCGCTGGAAGCCAGAATCGCGGAGGCCCGGACCCAGGGAAAAAACGAGGCCGCGGCCGAGTTCGCCGAGCAGCAAAAAGCGCAGCGGGCCGTGGCCCGCAAACAGCAGATCGCGGACTGGATCGGCAGAATGACGGCCGAAGGCAGGATCACCCCCGCCCAGGTCAAGTCCGGCATCGGGGTGTTCTGCGAGCGGCTGGACGCCGAAATCGAGATCTCGTTTTCGGAGGAAGGCGTCACGGCCAGCCCGCTGGGGTTTTTCCAGAAGATGGTCGAAGCGTTGCCCCCGCAGGTGGAATTTGCCGAGATCGCGCACCGCGGCAACAACGTGGCCGGGTCCGACGCCGGCGGAAAACTGGAGGCCCTGACCCGGGCCAGAATGAAGGAGAAGCCGGATCTGGCCTACAGCGCGGCGTTCAGCGAGATACAGAGCGAGAATCCGGCCCTGGCCTGCGAATACGCGCAGGAACTCAACCAGTAGGGGTTGGGGGCGAAGATTCGCCCGCCCCAACAGAAAGGACGTGAAACATGGCAACAGAAGTCAAGGTTCTGGATCTATCCTGGCCGGCGGCGGAAGGCCTGTCCGACGACCAGTACAAGTTCGTGGTGCTCAACTCCAGCGGCCTGGTCCGCCGGCCCGACAGCGCCTCCGAGGTATGCATCGGCATCCTGCAGAACGCGCCGGAGAGCGGCGAGGCGGCGCAGGTGCGCGTGCTGGGGAAATCAAAGGTATGGGCCAGCGCCGCCATCGGCATCGGCACGTTCATCGGCCCGGAATACGTCTCGGCCGCGGACGCCGGAAAGGCGCAGGACAACTCGGGCGCTCTCGCCTACGCCCGCGCCGTGATGGTGGAGGCGTCCGGCGCCGAGGACGACCTGGGCAGCTGTCTGATCCTGGGCATGTGCCCGGCCATCACCGACGCCGTGCAGCGCGTGACCACCGCAACGACCAAAAGCACCGCCGGCGCGGTCACCTATTCGGCGGCCGAACTGGTGGGCGGCCTGATCCTCCGTGATCCGGCCGGGACGGCCCGGAGCGATGTGACGCCCACGGCGGCGCAGATCGTCGGCGCCGTGGCCGCGGCCATCGCCACGAGCAGCTTCGAGTTCATCATCCGCAACACGGCCGACGGCGATGAAACCATCACCCTCACGGCCGGATCCGGGGTGACGCTGAGCGGCACCATGACCATCGCCCAGAACAACTCCAAGCGGTTCCTGGCGGTGATCACCAACGCCGGAAGCGGCACGGAAGCGGTCACCATTTACAGCCTGGGCACCTTCGTCCACTAACCATTCAGGGCGAAGTCGCTCCAACAGAAAGGACATGAAACATGACGCAGCCAAACATCAAAGAGCAGATCGTGGCAGGTCCGCTGGCCAATGTCAGTGTGGCGTACCGCAATCTGGACTACATCGCGGACCGCGTATTTCCCATCCTGGACGGCGCGGATCCGAGGGCCAAAATCACCCAGTACAAACGCGGCGCCTGGTTCCGCGACGAGGCGGGCATTCGCGCGCCGGGAACCGAGGCCGTGCGCGGCGGCTACCCGGTCGGGACTGTCAGCATCGCCACCAAGGAGTATGCGTTCGCCAAGGAGGTGACCGACGAGGACCGCCGGTTTGCCAAGGCGGCGGGTGCACCGGTTTTGAATCCCGATCAGGACGCCGTCGAGTTCGCCACGGACAAGGTCGACCTGAAGAAGGAGCGCCGCGTGGCGGCCCTGGTCACCGGCACCACCTGGGTGGACGGCAACTCCGGCGGCGAGGACGCGGAGGGCGGTTGGGTCGCATCGACCGGGAACACCTTCTTCGCGGACGTCTCCAAGGCCAAAAAGGCGATCAAGGCCGCCATCGGCCGGCCGCCCAACCGCCTGGTGATCGACTACGCCACCTACCTGGGGCTCAAGGAGGTGGACGACATCCTCGACAAGATCAAGTACACCCAGCGCGGCGTGGTGACGCGGGAGATGCTCGCGGCCATGCTGGACCTGGACGAGGTGCTGGTCGGGTCGGCGATCTATTCGAGCGCGGAGGAGACCGCGGCCGGAGACGATTTTACCGCGGTGGACATCTGGACGGTCAACGCCGGCAAGGGCCTGGGGTTCCTGTACTACGCTCCGCCGAAAGTCGGCCTCAAGGTGCAGTGCGCCGGCATGCAGGTGCGCATCGCCTACGAGAACGGCCTGGCCAGGCGGACGTCGACCTGGCGGGAGGCCGCACGGCACCAGGACGTCTACGAGGTGGCCGAGGAAACGGACATCGCGCTGATCGACGCCTATGCCGGGTACCTGTTTGCCGACACGGCCGCAACCTGATCATGACGGGGGGGCGCGAGCCCCCCGACAACAAAGGAGAGCATATGAAAATTCGATACATCGGCCCGTGCGACCGGGTGAACGTCGCGCCGTACGGCGAGCACCGGCAGGACGAGGTCCGGGAATACCCTGACGATTTCGCCGCCAATCTCCTGAAAACCAGCGTCCGACAGGTGTTTGAGGTCGTGGAAACGGAACCGCCGGAAGCGGAGACCCCTCAGGTCTCAGGCCTCAGCCCTCAGCCCTCTGAAGGTCTCAGCCCTCAGCCATCTGAGCCCTCCAAACGCAAGGGCCGGAAAGGATAACCGATGGCCTACTGCACGCAGACCGACCTGGAACACGCGCTGCCTGAGGGCAACCTGATCGCCCTGACCGACGATGAGGGGGCCGGGGACGTGGTCGCCGAACGCGTGACCGAGGCCATCGCGTCGGCGGACGCCGAGATCGACGGGTACTGCGCGGGGCTCTACTCCGTGCCGTTTGCGACGGTTCCGGCCCTGGTCAAGAAGTGCTCGGTGGACATCGCCATCTACAACCTCTACTCACGGACGATGGAACAGATCCCCGAGACCCGGGCCGCGCGGTACAAGGACGCCCTGCGGATACTGGAGAAGATCGCGTCCGGGGCCATCGAGCTGCCGCCGGACGCCGCGGCGGTGGGAAGCGCCAACGGGGTCAGCTTCTCGGCAAACACCCGGCTGTTCACCAGCGACACGATGAAGGGATTTTAAATGCTGACCACGATCCGGAACGACATGATCGAGGCGCTGAAGGACCTGGGCCTGTTCAAGACGGTCGATGTCTGGAAGGGCGAGCTGCCCGACCTGAAGATGCAGGCCAGGAGCCTGCCGTCTGCCTACGTGGCCCTGAGCTTCGGCGAGTACGCGAAGATCAAGACCATGCCGCCGCG